GCGTCGTTCCCACCGGGGCCTCGGCCTTCATGTCCGCCGCTTTTAGGTCAGCCATGGCAGCGAACCGCCTGCCCTCTTCAACAATGTTGCTTAATAGCTGATGCAGCGTGGCAGAGGGTTCTTTGTAGGGTAGAAAGGAAATATTGTCACGGATGGTGCCGCCGGGAACGTCCACGTCGCGGAATTCACCCGGCATAATCGGGGTGTCATCGCCTTTAATACGTAAACCACGGGATTTCAGGCCGCCGGGAAGGTTCGATAAGGTGCCCGCGTCCACCAGTTGCCGCATTAGGCTCGTTGCCGACTTCGCCAAGCCGCCAATCATGTGAATTAAACCAAATCCGTAGAAACCCAGCCCTGGCACGTACTGATAATGCACAAAATGCTGCCGCGCCTGCTTCAATTCGTCGTTTTCAAACCAATTGCGGCGGATGGCGAGGACAATGCGGGAGGATAGATCGAAGGTAATGATGTAAGGCAGCGCGATACCGGTCTCTTCGCCGTCGCGCTCGTCCTCAAAGCCGGGTAAATCATACTCCACATGGACTTCGAGGATGGTATGACGATCATCGTTGTCGTAACTGATCTCATCGCCCTTCAGTTCGTTGTATTTTTGCTCAATATCGGAGATATCGGGGCTTGGGGCGGGGAGTTCGACGTCACGGTAGAAGCCGGAGACCTGTAACTTACGGACCTCGTTGGACGTTTTCTTCATCACATGGGTAATACGCTGGGCCGTGGTCAGTTCGGACGCGCCGTAGCTGACAACCATGTCTTCAGCAGGGACAAAAATAGAGCAGGGACGCCCCATGTTGGAGTCGTAATAGACTTTGCGGAACGCAGACCCTGCCAGCGGCAACGAGAACAGCAGTTGTTCGGTTTCGTTGCGGTATTCGCTCATCTTTTCGGTGAGCAGGTAGTTCATGTAGTCCTGCACCCGGATGGCTTGCTCTTCTTTGTCGTCGGTGAGTTTCCCGAGAACCGCCGTTTTCACGGGGCCGGAGGAAGGAAAGAGTTCGGTGATGGCTTGCGACTGAAACCGAACCACGGCTTCCGTCAGCATCGGGTGGAATACGCCGCAGGCTCCAGGCCACGGCAGGGTGCGGTCTTCATGCTTGAGGCCAAGCTGGTCTAAGCCTCGGGTGTAAGTGTTTTCCCAGTCCTTGCGGCTGTCTTTATCGCCGCGATAGAGTCCCATCAACTCATTGGCAATGCCGACCAGTTCGTCGTCTTCAATGGAATCGGCCAGGTTGGCATAAAAATCAACCTCTTGCGCGGCGCTCGGATCGAAATCAACAATTACGCCACCGTCGTCGGTATCGGTAATCATGGCCGGACCTTCCGCCTCGACCGTTTCAATCTCGATCTCGATATCTTCCAGAGGAATCTCTGGCGTCAGCGGCGTTAAAGGCCGTTCAATCGCCATTAACCATTTTTCCTAAAGATTTGGGGACGTGCTGCGCCGCTACCACGGGCATAAGTCACGTCATGGCCGTTTTCCTTGCCAACTTTCTTGGTCTTTTGTTTGTTCGACTTTTTCTTCTCAGCCATCAGTAATACTCCGCTTTACGAGCCATGTTGAGTGGCTCCATTTCCTCGTCACTATGTAAGCTAATGAATCCGCCCTGGCGAAACCGCAGCAAGGCTTGCGTGGAAGAGTCCACTAAGTCGTCGTGTTCGGCGTTGGGGAAGGCGGCAAACTGCTCGATGACCTCTTCTGCCCAGCGTGTGTCAGGTGCCCAGACATTGCCGGAGGCAAACAAATCGGCGACGGCGTTAACGCGGGCGATTTTATCGTTGCCACGGGAAGGCGAGAACTCCGAGACGGGAATGCCCATCTGTCGAAGTTCAAATATAAGTGGTGCGCCTGCCGCTTTCGCTTCGACCACAAAGGCGTCGGGTTCATATTCCTGCCATAGGCGGTATGCCCGCTTTTTTAGTTCAGGAAACTCTAAGCGCTCCTGGTAGGCGTCCAGCAGAATCAAATTCGGGGCCATGGTGCCCTCGTCTTCGTCTTCTTTGTAGAAAACGCCCCATGTCGTGCATGCAGAATAGTCGGCGGTCTCTTTCTTTAAGAACGCGGTATCCCATGACTGGATAATAAACTCACAGGAGGGGGGATAATCCTCTCCCCATTCACGCCACCATTCACGTTTGACCAGTGCGCCCTCTTCAGCGGTCGGGTCTTGCTGGTACTGGGCCGACCATTTTGCCGAAGGCAATTCGCTCCGCAGCGCTTCCAGTTCCTGCAACGACCAGAATTCCGGCCACAGGGACTTTCCTGACGGCATAATCGCGGGAAACTCAATGATTTCCCATTCATCCGAGCCTTGGCGCTGAACCGACGACTTAATCACCTGACCGGTTAAGTCGCGTTGATGCCAGCGGGTCATGACGACCACGATGGCTCCACCAGGCTGCAATCGTTGTCTTGGGCCGGACGTGTACCATTCATGGGTGCGGTCATAGACCGATGGATCACCCAGGGCGGCTTCCTGCTCGGAATGCGGATCGTCAATGATGAGTAGATCAGCACCTTTACCGGTGACGGCCCCGCCGACCCCGATGGCGAAGTACTCGCCGCCTTCGCTGGTGTTCCAGCGTCCGGCTGCTTTTGAGTCCACCTGCAAGCGGGTGCGGTTGAATATCTTGGTGTAGTCGTCGCTATCAACGAGGTTTCGCACGCGACGGCCAAAACCCACGGAGAGTTCGGCAGTATGCGCGGTCTGGATCACTTTCTTCTCGGGAAAGAGACCCAAAAACCAGGCCGGAAGCAGATACGAAGCAAATTCACTCTTGGTATGCCGTGGCGGCATGTTGATGATGAGCCGCTTGTTTTCGCCCTCGGCCACTTTCTCAAAGGCGTTTGCCATGATCTTGTGGTGCTCACCCTCAATAAACGCGGGCCACATGGCTTTGACGAAGTGAAGGAAGTCCATCTGCGCGGCTTCGCGCTGCTTGGCATCTTCCAGTTCTTCGATTAACGCCAGCAGTTCACTTTTCTGGTCCGGCGGCAGGGCGTTGATTTTTTCCTGCACCAGGCTCACAGCAAGTTTTCATCCGTCCAAATAGTTAATGTGCGGCACAGTCCATCCAGAATCATGGTGTCCATGGCGGCGGGCGTATAAGCGCCCATGTTGTTGCGATGGTCGATAGCATCGTGACAGTCACTGCAAGCCAAGACACCGCAGATATCGGGTGGTTTTTTGCCCATTCCCGGATTGCCCCGCCGTACATGGGCGAGAACGGTGGTTTCTGTGTTGAAGTTACAGACACCGGGAATACGCATCTCACATTCTCTGCCCTGGGCTGCTTTTCTAAGGTTCACTTATAGGACTTATAGTTGGGCAGCTATCTTCTTCCTTTCTTCTTCTCAATGGCGAGGATAGCCTGGATCACGTCTGGGTCCATGCCTTTAGTCGAGGACCGGTCAACGCGCTTCTTTGCCTCACTGCATGAATAGCAGGTGGCGTACATAAACTGGGTGCTGTACCTCTCACCGCATTTAGGGCATTTCTCCCAGCGCCGCAGACGAGAATTCTGGTCGGCGTTATGAGCATGCATGGCTGTATTTCTGCGGGTGAGGTACGTCATTTTTTCAAAAAATTTTTTTACCCTGGTATATACCAGTGGTATCTACTGGTCTGGTAGCTCCTGGTCTAAGAGATAACTAAAATAAAAAATCGGTATCTACCATAGTATCTACCCTTACGTTATCTACCTGTTCTGGTAGCTTTTAGTACCGGTATATACCAGCGGAAAAGTCAAACGTTCCACTGATTATACAAATTTACCTGGGTTGACTTTGATTACGCAAGGATTTTATTGTCCTTTTCCTATCTTTCTTGTATGTCACCAAACCGTCAGCCTCTAGTCGCTTCACGATCTCGGCTACTGATGATACCGATCTTAACCCGGTATATTCTGCCAATTCACGGTACGATGGGGCATATCCTCGAATAGCCCAGTAATCCTCAACGGCCTCTAAAATACGCAACATATTCTTCGTCATACCTTCCTCACATCAGCACGATGAGATCGCCATAAATCAATGGCAACCTTTACACGATCCAGCGAAAGGGATGCCTTCTCGCGTTCGATGGCACTTCTCTCTTTTTTCAACTGAATTTTGATGTCTTCGCTGTAAGCCTCAAGATAATCCGAATCCGTCAACGTTTTAGATTTTGCATCCTCAACAGAACAATTCTCAATGTTTCTGATCGCGGTATACGTCGCGGCAAAACGTCTCTTTAGTGTGAAATCGCTTAGGGACGCCTCCGCTTTAACGTCGGCGTACTCATTGTTTTTATCAATGTAAGCATCTCCTCGCTTCTCCAGGAGCGTAATAAGCTGGTCTGCGGTCAAATCCGATAAATTCATACGTCATTCCGTACATAATACGAACAAAAAGAGTATATCACATAAAAATAGGGGGTAGGGGTGTGTTTTAGTGGGAATCGTATGCGTGGAACACGGATAGATGTATGAGACCAGCGACCGATCCCACAGGGGGTCCGGGGGTCGGCTACAGCCCAGGCGGCATATGGCTCCAAGCGATCCGAGGGCCGACCTTTATATGCACGCACACGCATGCATGCGGCGCTTCCTCATCAAGGATGGTCGGTTAGCTATATAGATGTGGCTAGTCCAGCAGCGCTGCGATCTTGTTCTGCAGTTCGCGCTCGATATCGACAGCGGTGCGCTCGTCGTGCTGGACCGTCAGGGTCTGATTGAATAGCCCCAGCGCCTGGCCCAGCCCCATTAATGCTTTGATCCTGGCACCAGGTGGACTGTTCCGATCCTGGGCTTCTTCATGCAGCCTGGTCATTACCCAATTTCTGTTGCTGGCTATGGAAGTGGCTGAGGCGCGGTCCTGACCCGCCCTAAGCGCTTCTATCCTCCGGGCGATCTTGGGGTTCTTAGTCAACGCATGTGCTTCTTTATGCACACTGGCTGGAGACATCCCATCGGCCTTGTAGCTACATCTATATGCCTGCGACAGATTCTCTGCACCTTCGGCTACCAGGCGAGCGAAACGCTCCTGCTTTGGCGTCAGACTTCCGAACCCACCTTCAATCACTTCTGGCGGCATGGTCACACTCCTTATCGGTGTAATTCTCGCCCACCAGCCCCAACGTTGGCAACCACCGTCACGCTACAGCCCTTCTATCACCTACCTTTCAGCTAGTGTCTAAATACTTTCAATAAAGTGTTGTAATCCTTTCTCACATCACTCAGACTACGCAGCTATTGAAGTCGTCTCACGGGCCAAGACGCTAAAGAGGCCGCCAGCCCCCGAAAGGGAACAAGGCTGAACCTAGAGAGCGGGTAAATGTCTTTTCAGTTCGGTAGCTAGAAAGCTTCTGGATAAGGGCCGAAAGGTCACCAGGAGATGGGTCGAAGAAAGGGACCAGAGGCGAGACCGGGCACTTGGTACACCCTCGAAGTACTCTGCCAACGTTCTCCGCGTTGTCAGTAGGTGAGTGAAGGCTGGGCCAAGTCAGTGGTGATCCCTAGGGTTGAACGCGCAAGCGGCCCGAAAGTGTGACACTGACAAATGCCCAGCGAGAGTGTGCGAACCTGCTGATGATGACGGCGTGGAAGTTCCCGACGGGGACACGCCTGATGCTCACCCTGGTAACAGAGTGGGTGGCCCAGAAGGGCCGAAACGCAACCGACTGATTCACGGGGACGCAAACGAATCGACACTGACCCATTAAACGGTACCGCCCTCGGGCGGAAATCTGTACCGGGGTCAGCGTGCAGGTTTAAGGAGAACCATATGAAAATTTTTCATTACGACTGGAGCTACCCCGACCCGACCACGGTCCCTGATCGTCACTTAGAGATCATCATGAAAGGATCGTATGTCTACGCCTTCATGGCGGCTAAAGAAGGGCGCTACCAATGGACGGCAAGCGTTAGCGACGAACACTCGCTCGAAGACGCCTACCGGGCTACGCAAAACGACCTCAGATGTCGGGACGGCATCAGCCCATCATGGCGCGGAGTTGGCCGCCATCGATCCACCAGCGTCGGGGACATCATCGTCAAGGGCGATGACGTGTTCATCGTGCAAGGCTGCGGCTTCAAAAAAGTACACAGTTCAGCCGCGCAAATGTTTCGATACGCACTCTAGGCAGCACCAGCCCTTCGGGGCTGCGCTCAGGTTTAAGGAGAACCAACATGAGAACTTTCATTAATGTAATGGCTACCATCTTCTGCTTCATCACCGTTGTCACGTTCCTCACGTTCATGCATGCCGCAGGAGCGTTCGGGGGCGAGACGTACCCGATACTCGTCGCCCTCAGCGGCGTGGGAAGCATGGGTGCTGCCTTCATCACCTTCATCTTTGTGTCGGAATTGGAGCCGGTCCACGTCAAGAGACGCCGACAGGTGACCAAACGATGGCAACAACGAATGAAGCAACGACGTCGTCACCTCGCCAGCATCTCGTCACGAGCTGCACGGGAATCTGTCAGGGA